CGCGGCACGCCCCGCATCGCCAACCGGCTGCTGCGCCGGGTGCGCGACTACGCCGACGTCAAGGGCACAGGGCACATCACCAAAGAGATCGCAGACAAGGCCCTTGCCATGCTGGACGTGGACCCCATCGGCTTTGACGTGATGGACCGCAAGCTGCTCGAAGCCATCATTCACCGCTTCGACGGTGGCCCGGTGGGCCTGGACAACGTGGCTGCGGCCATCGGCGAGGAGCGGGACACGATCGAGGACGTGATCGAGCCTTATCTGATCCAGCAAGGTTTCCTGCAGCGCACGCCGCGCGGGCGGGTGGCGACGTCGGCCGCCTTCAGGCACCTGGGGCTGATCGCGCCACAGGGTGGCAACTTGCTGGACGAAGGTTGAGCGACTGAGCCGAACTCAGCGCTGCAGCGTGCTGGACACGCAAGGGCAGCACGACAGCCCCGGGGCTGCCCCGGCGTGTGCCCGGGCGCCTCTCAGCGCCGACGCAGCAGGTGCGTGTATTCCTCTTTGCCGTCCACTTCCCGGGCCTGCTGATCGACCAGGTCGTTGCCGGTCTGGCGGGCAAAAGCCTGGAAGTCGCGCACAGAGCCTGGGTCGGTGGCCAGCACGCGCAGGATTTCACCGCTGTGCATGTCCGACAAGGCCTTCTTGGCCTTGAGGATGGGCAGCGGACAAAGCAGGCCGCGGGCGTCGAGTTCCTTGTGGATCAGGTCCATGGCTGAGGCTGCGAAGGTTGCGGGCCGGGTTGGGCCGTTGATCAGGCGGGAAAGACGCCGGTCGACAGGTAGCGGTCGCCCCGGTCGCAGACGATGAAGACGATGGTGGCGTTGCTGACTTGCTTGGCCAGCTCCAGGGCCGCCCAGCAGGCGCCTGCGGCCGAGATGCCGCAGAACAGGCCTTCTTCGCGTGCCAGGCGGCGGGCCATGTCTTCGGCATCGGCCTGGCTGACGTGGATGATGTCGTCGACGCGGCTGGGCTCGTAGATCTTGGGCAGGTAGGCCTCGGGCCACTTGCGGATGCCGGGGATGCGCGAGCCATCTTGCGGCTGAGCGCCGACGATGCGCACCTCTGGGCTCTTTTCCTTGAGGAACTTGGAGACACCGGTGATGGTGCCCGTGGTACCCATGGCGCTCACGAAGTGGGTGATGCGGCCTTGCGTGTCCAGCCAGATCTCGGGGCCGGTGGTGTCGTAGTGCACCGCCGGGTTGTCGGGGTTGGCGAACTGATCGAGCACCACGCCCTTGCCTTCGCGCACCATCTGGTCGGCGAGGTCGCGGGCGTATTCCATGCCGCCGCTCTTGGGCGTGAGGACGAGCTCGGCGCCGAAGGCCTTCATGGTCTGGGCGCGCTCGATGGAGAGGTCCTCCGGCATGATCAGCACCATGCGGTAACCCCGGATGGCGGCGGCCATGGCCAGCGCGATGCCGGTGTTGCCGGAGGTTGCTTCGATGAGGGTGTCGCCGGGCTTGATCTGACCACGCTCTTCGGCGCGGCGGATCATGTTGATGGCGGGGCGGTCCTTGACCGAGCCGGCCGGGTTGTTGCCCTCAAGCTTGGCGAGGATGACGTTGCCACGGGCGTCGTTGTCGGCACCGGGCACGCGTTGCAGGCGGACCAGCGGGGTCTTGCCGATGGCGTCTTCGAGAGTCGGGTAGGTCATGACTTCACGCGGCCATCGCTCACGGCATGTGCCGGCTCTGTGTGCAGGCTTGTGCAAGCTGCTTGGTGCCCCGGGTCGGACTCGAACGAGGGCCAAAATCAATGGGTTACGGGTGTCGCGGGGGATTTCTGAGGGATTCGCCCGGACTGCTAGCCGCAATGGTAGCCCATCCAGTGTTTAGACTGAGAGAGAAGGAGAAGAGATGAGCGAGCCCGACGAACTGACGAGGCGCATACGTGAAGGTATCAGCATTGAAGATTTGATCTTCAACATCAGCCCGACCGTGACGCCTTTTGCCTCCGTGAAGCCGACCGCCCTTGTGCGGAAGCGCAAGACAGGCGGCAGCATGAGGCAGCGCCGAGATACGCAAGCCTTCACCTGTGCGCGGGAGTGGGGACTGCGCGGGGCCCTCATCCCTCAAGCCACCCCACCACATCCCGCATCTCCTCCGGCGCATCCCTGCGCCTAGCTTCTCGCTCAATGAGCCACTGAAGCAGCAATGCGAGCTTTGCATAGCCTTCCCGGCTAAGGTACGTCAAGCCGAAGGGAATAGCTAACCGCTCGGCTTCTTCGGGTGTCACTTCACACCGGCAGCGGCACGGCATCGGTAGTAGATCCCGGCGACCTCGACCAGCTTGCGAGTCGTGGCACCGAAGGATGGATCATCTAGAGGCGTCAGAGGCGGGCAACTCGCCAGGATCAGCGGAGACACTGAGGGCGGCGTTGATGTCGTTGAACACGCTTGGAGCGTGAGAACACTCGCGATACACAGGAACCTCGACAGTCTCATAGATCACCTTCTGAGTGATGGTCGTGTGCTTGACATCGCGGGTGGCGATGGCTTCGGCTGCCACTGTTTCTTTGTCGTCCTTCTGTTCCTGAGCGGCGACTTTGGCGGCGTCCCACTGACCCTGCTTGATCGTCCAGCCGCCATAGAACCCGGCAGCGCCTGCGATCAGGGCAGCGCCTGCGATGAGGTATGGCGTCATGACAGGAACAGCGCCTGTTCGGCGTCTCGGCGCTTTGTCAGGCCAGCGAGGCGAACCCCGCCGCCATAGACCCAGCGGTCGAACTCAGCCGCCGCGCCTTTGATGTCACCCGCGTTGAGCTTGCGCACCAGCGTGCTCGATGCCATGTTTGCCGCGCCAACGTTGTAGGCGAACGAGACAAGTGCGTCGAACATGGGCTGACCAATCGGCACTTTGACTGCCTTGCTCACAGCACGCTCATACTGACCAAGCGTGTCGGCCAGCAGTTGCGATGCCTCGGCCTCGGTGATGGCCTTGTCCTTGAGCGTGACGGCTTTCCCGTCAGCGTAGAAGCAAGACCCATAGCCAATGGTCGGCTTGTTCGCGGGGCACAGGTAAGGGGCAGGCTTGAACCCCTCAAACCGCTTGATGAGGTCAAGCCCCGCCTTGCTTGTCTTCATGAATGGCCTCCTGCTTGACCAAGCGGCCCAGCACACCAGCGACCAGCAAGCCAATCGTGATGTAGCGAACCGTCGCCGAGTCCAGCGAATCGCGCAGGTCAGCGGGCAGTTCCACCCACACGGCTTGCACGACTAGCGCAAGGCTCATCGCCTGCACGGAGAACATCCGCCAGGCTTTGGTGGCGTTGTCGATGAGCTTCATTTCTCGTCCTTTAGGCGCTTACGGACATCCATCGCAAACTGATAGACGATCCAAAGAAGAGTCGCGATGTAGACCCACTCCTGAAGGGGCACACCCAACAGAGAAAGGCTTGTCACGACAGCGGGCGGCGCGTTCTTGGCGACCACAGAAGCGACGCCGGACGCCGCATGTTCGAGGTGTTGGTGGCTCATGGCTCAGGAGTGAGTGCAGCCGCCGAAGCGGCCCACTAGTTGTTCAGTGGAGGAAAGCGGGCGTCATTGCCCGCCGTGAATCAGAAAATCGAGTACTCTTCCGGTGTGCCGACCCAGATGCGGCCGATGTCGAGAATCGCGCCGGAAGCGCCGTTGTTCAGGCGCTGACCGATGCGGATGTCGAGCGTTGGAGCGCCCGCCGTGTCGCTCCACACATAGGGAGGCGTTGCGATCACACCGACCCACTCAGTCATTTGCAGCGACTTGTTGTCACTGCTGGAGTTGACCCGCGACCAAGCGACCACGCTGCCGGCTTTGAGTTCAGTCAGCAGCAGCAGAGGCACCATCTGAAGAGCACCAGTCAGGCGGACCTCGATGAACGCTTGCAAGACCGTGCCGTTTGCAGGCGGATCGGGAAACTGAGTTGTGGGGATCGTGTAGCTGTGCGAGATGTTGTCGGCAGAAGCGCCGCCAGTGATCCGCGCCCATTCACCCGCAACACCGTCAGTGCGGGCGACTTTGGTTGGCGTGGCGGTGCCGCTGGCTTGAACCGACAGGGTTCCCCAGTTGGTCGGCTGGCCGCTGTTGTTGCCCGCCGGGTTCGGGTTGCTGATGAGGTTGCCGCTCGGGTTGGTGGCAGACCAGCGACCGACAGCAGCGCCGAAGTCCCACGGAGTACCGGGCAGCACTCGGTCGAAATACTCGTGAATCTCCAGGCCGGCGTACTGCGCAGCCGGGTCGCTCGGGTGAACGTTGTCGGCGTTCATCATCAGCGTGTTGCCACCCGTGCCTGCGTCGTTGACGAGGCGTTGCCACGGGAAGCGCGCCACCACACCTGGGTAAGCCTTGAGCGCACCAGGCAGCCAGCGGTTGAAGGCGTCCATGATTTCGGCCTGGGCGGCGCTGAAGCCCGTGCGATACGGGCAGCCACCCAAGACAACGCCTTTCTTGGCGCGCGACTTGGAGTAAGCCTCATCCAACGCCGCAATCATCTCGGATTGCATGTTGGCAAGCGTGTCGGCTTCTGCGATGTCGTTGGTGGCGTAGTCGATGACGAAGCCGTCAAAAGCAGGGGCCCGGCGAGCAATCGGCGCACAGTGCTGGATCTCGCCACCGCCGTGACCGTACACGCGCACCAGGTAGCCCTGCTTGCCAAAGACGTTGGTCCACCAGGCCACCGATTTCGAATCAACGATCTCATCAGGGCGCGAGCCAGAGCGCGTGAGCGTCAGTGTGCCGTTCGTGCTTTGCAGGCCATCCAGTTCTGCCACTACAGCCACGCCCTTCATGGCGGTTGCGCCGGGGATGATCTGGAAGCCGTCAACCAGGGCAGTGACTGGTCCACCATCGAAGGTGCAAGTCTTGTCTGCTGCATTGAAGCTCAGCACACGTGCGGAGCCGCTCGACTTACGCTCCAATCCGACAAATCCGACGCCCGTGATGCTGCCCGATTGGCTTGCCCCCCATGGTGCGCGCCAGCCGTAGTTCCCCTGCTGCTGGAACGAGTGGCCGAAGAAGGCAATGACCGGGCGAGATGCGCCAGAAACAAGGAAATCGTTGTTCTGCGTGGTGACATCGCCGACAACGATTTGATAGTCAAGCGACCCGCCCGACGACAGGACAACAGACACGTCAACCGGCTGAGGACCGTAAGAAGCCAAGCCGTTTGCGGACAATTCCCGAATGGAGCTTGAGCCGGTAACCGTTTCAGCCCCCGAGTAGTTGCGGATCACAAGGGTCTCACCCTTGCGCAGAGTCAGCGGCAAAGAGCCGTTTGCAATGGTCAGAATCGTCATAGAGCCTCAGCAATGAAAAAGGCCCGCCGAAGCGAGCCTGTGTTGTTGTGTTGGTGTTGGGGGACTACGTTGTTGAGAAATTGAACTTCGCGCCAAATGCGCCGTATGGGCGCCAGCCGATGTAGAACTTGATTCGGCCCCGGTAGCTGACGAACGGGAACCACAGCCATCCGCAGCGCAGCGCGTGGAAAGTCCACCCAGGCGAACCCCATTCGCGTGTCGAGTAGAACGTGCGGTGACGGTCAGCCACGCCAATGACGTAGAAGAACAGGTTGTGGAATGGGTTGCGGAACCACCAAACAATGGCAAGCCAAAGCGTTTTCTCGCGTCCTGCTCGCCACTTGTCGTCGCCATAGGGGCCGTCGTCCTCGTTGCCGAACAGCGCCCACAGGACGCGGAACCAGCGACGCAGCCAGGGCGTGCTGATGTGACGGCGAGGGGGGAAATCTTCTCGGAGCATGTTGCGCCTCACAGTGCGACGTAGACCTTGGTGAAAAGGCCGGCCGCTTTGTTCTTTGCGCCGCCTGTGCTGCCAATGGAAATCCCTGTGGTTGACGATCCAGTCTGTTGGTCTACAAAAGTGGTGAGAGAAGGATTACCGCCCGCCCCTTGCGAGCCGCCTACGTTGAACGCATACCTGTATGCGTGGCTGTGGCCTGGATCAGTGACGCTGTGCGCGTGCTCCAGAACTTCACCGACTGAGCTAGTCAAAACTGATGACGACACGGCTGCCAGCAGCGCGTCACCGTCTTGAATGTTTGGCAGCGGGAGCCGCTTGTTTGCGGCGAAGTCGGCAGCGGCAGACGCGCCGCGCGTCGTCACCGCCCCCGCGCTGTCTTGAATCGGGTAATCGGTGTTGTTGGTCAGCCGCCAGTAAAAGGCGAACAGATCGGACGTGTCAGCATTTGCGCGGGTTGTGGCTCCCGACGAAGCGTTGCCAATGGTCCCGCCGTTTGGGATAACGCATCCGCTCGGCGTTGTGGTGTCAGGGGTGAGAACCCACTGACCTGTGATGTAGCGTTTTGGAATGTCGGAAATCGCAGCGGCGCCCAAAGTCGCGCGAGCCGCCGCTGCATTCGCGTCATCCAACAGCGTCAAGATGAACGCCGAAACAGCGGAGGCATTGAGCTTGCCGTCCCGAAGTTGCGCAATGAACGCAGCGTGAGCCCGCATGTACTTCGCGGAGTCGGGAAACGGGTTCTCTGTCCCGGCTGGGTAGTTGCTTCCCGCCGTGGTTGACAGGTCGTTGATCGTGCTAGGAACCGGCATAGGCACCTCAAATGAAAAAACCCGCAGGGCGAACCGTGCGGGTTTGGTGAAAATCAGCAGCCGATCTAGAATCGGGCGCTTAGAAATGGGGGGTGGGTGTGGATCAGTTTTGGGTTCAGTTAGCAGCGCCGTTCATGCTGTTTCTCATGCTGCTTGTGGCGTGGCCGTTCAAGCGTGCAATTCAGGTCTACATGAAGGACACGTGGCTAAAGCGCCTGTTACTTCGCCGCCTCGATGGCAAGAAGCCCACCGATGGGCGTTGACAGAAGACGGGCGGTTTCCGAGTTCAAGGCGCGATTCGCCAAAACTGGAAGCCTGCCGACTTGGTAAGGCGCAGGGTTGACCATTGCACGCTGATACGCTGGGTTCAGCGCCAGCGAGCGAGCAACAGGGCGGGCCGCAGTCGCAGCCATGAGCGTGGGGCTGCCTAAGCCAGCTCCCAAACCACCCGAGAACACATCAAGCGGGCTGAACGCTGGCACATCCACGCCGGATTGCGTCGCTTTCGGGAACGCCTGCGAGAACTGCGCCACTTGCTTGAGTTCGCCGGACAGAGGCTTGCCCTTCGTGAGTTGAGCCGCCAGCTTCTGAGCGTTGATCGTGCCCGCGCCTTGGTTCAATGCGTTCTGAACGGTGTAGGTCTTGGCAATGGTTCGGCGGGCCTCACGGAAACCGCTGACCAGCTCAGGCGAGCCGGTTTTCTGCGCTGCACGCTCTAGAGAGTCCTCCAATGCGCTCGCAATACCCTTGACAGCCTTGCCGCTGGCCTTATCGCCGGATGTGTAGAAGCCGTCTGCTTGGTCGCGCAGCACGCGCACAGCATCAATGGCGTCGCCCGCGTCAAACTGCGGTTGATCCAGCGCCTTCACAATGTCGTCCACCGGGTTAGCCTTGACCAGCCCCGGAAAGCTGCGCGATGCGCCTTGAGTCTGCTTTCTGGCCTGCTGAAGCGCCAATTTGAAATCGGCGTCAGCAGAAACCGTGCCGATGCCGCGCAGCGCCTCATAGGCCTGTCCGGCTTGCTGCCGTACAGCGTTCAAGGTTTCGGGTGTCAACGGTGCATCGTCAGCCAAACCGAGCGACTGTCTCACGAGGCGATCAGTGACAGCCTGATTTTTGACCGATGCAAGTTGCTGAGTCTTGATCTTGCCGCCCAAGCCTTCTGCGAGTTTGTTCACGATGCCGCCAGCGCCAGCTTGCGAAGGGGTGACAACATACCCAGCCTGTCGGCCTGCTGACAACGTGGCGTCGCGGGTTGCGTTCGCTGCCTTGCTTGCTGCGACTTCTGCCGTCTTGCTGTTGAGGAATCGGCTGGCGGTCTTGCCGCCTGCATCGACAATGCCCTTACCAGCAGCGCCACCGAGAGCACCGAAAGCCGCAGCCTTTACGCGTTCGGACAGATCGCCTTCCGTGGCCAGGCCGCCCACACCAGCACCGACAAGCGTTGCGCCGGCGTAGGTGTTCGCGCCCGGAATCAGCATGGCCGGGGCGACTGCCGCAGTTTTGCCAACGAACCAACCAACTTTGCCGGCTGTCGTGTTCATCAGGGGCGCGTCAATGGCGTCGGCTTCTTCCTTGTTGGCCGGCAAGCCGAACTTGCTCATGACGCCACCAAGCCCGACAGCGCGCCCAACAGAGGCCATTCCTGAGCCTGTTGCAGCCAGGAACTTGTCAGCCGTGCTCATGTCGGCAGTTGGGTCTACCTTGGCTTGCGGTTGTGCTGCCGGCTTGAAATAGACCGCCATCATGGACTGAGCCTGTTCCGGCGTGGTCCCGTCAGGCACCTCGAAACGGGCCACGCGCCCGTCAGGCATTTGGAAGCGTGCGATAGGCATTATTCAAACCCCAAGAACTTGGGACCGCCAGCAGGAGCGCCACCCAACTTGCTTGCCCCGCGCCCAGCCGGGATTTCCATCCCTTGCTCGACTTGTGCGCGCATGTCGGCTTTCTGCTTGATGACCGCAGGCGAGTCACCAACTTGAGGGAAGAAAGTTCGGTTGTTCAGGTCAATTTCTTGCTTGGTTGCAGCAGCGCCCGTTTTCTGACGGAGATACGCTTCCGACCACTGGTTTTGCGCCTGGCCGATTTGCTGCGCATTAGCAGATGTGAGCATGTTCCCAGCAATCCCGCCAGTCATTGCCACTTGCCAAGGATCGGCGGTTTTCCCTTCAGATTGGAGCTGGTTGAGTGTTTGGGAAGCAGCGCGCATTTGACCCAAGTAGAGCGTCGCCTTGCTTTCGCTTTCGGTCAGCTTGGCGTCCTTCTGAGCCCCCTTCAACGGAGACATGCCAGGGCCCGACACGACAGGCAATCCACGCACCATTGAGCCCGGTTGAACCTTTGTCGGCAGCGCAACGAAGTTACCTTCTGCGTCTTGTTGGTATGTGACGGACAAAGCGTCACGCGCAGCGGCCTCACGAGCGCGAGCGTTTGCAGCGGCCTCCCCCGGCGTCATGGTCTTGGTCAGGTTCACGCCGGCTTGCGGCTTGACGAACTGAACGCGCCCACCCAAGTCAACTTGCACAGGAGCCGTGTAGCCCTGCACACCGTCACCAACAGGCCGACCGAACTTGTCGAATTGCAGCGTGATCTTGTTGCCTTGAGCATCTTGGCTTTCGAGCGTGCGGGCAACCTCAGGAGCGCCCCAATCCTTCATGCCAGCGAGCTTCTGAGCCTCTTCAATTGAGCCACCAAGGCGCAGCCATTGCGTCGGGTCGAATTGGTTCTGTTGCGTGCTGAAGTCGTCCTTGTATTGGCCGATTGTGCTCAGATAGCCTTGCCGCTTTGCGCGGCTTTCTGCCTCAGCCTTGGCCGCAGCCTGCGCCGCTTCCAACTGCTGCGCCTGCATGTCGAACAGCTTGCCGCGCTGTGTCGCGTACTCGTTCTGGCGTTGCAGGTATTGGCCTTGTGCGTACCCCTGCACGCCACCCAGCAGCCCGGAGCCGACAGCATTCCACGTGCCGCCGCGACGAGCGCCAGCCAGGCCAGCGCCGACAGCCGACAGCAGACCCATCCCGCCCGGGGAGTTCAGGAAATCGAGCAAACCTTCAGCCACGATAACCCCCCAAGAGTCCTTGAACGTACTGCGCGTATTGCTGCGACCACTTGTCCTCGGGTACGTACTTTTGCAGCAGGCCGGAAAAGTCGGCGGGCTTGTTCTGAACAGGCGCAGCTTGAGCCGGAGGCGTGCCGGTGGGGGCCAAAAGCCCCTTTGCCTGCTGGGCCGTGGCGGCGGTCTTCAAGCCTGTGTTGGCGTAGCCGCCTGCCGTCTTCAGGTAATCGCCAGCCGTTGACCACATGCCAGGCGTTGAACCCTGAACAGCGGTGCCGTCTGCGCCAGCAGCGAGCAGGCCATTGCCTTGCGCGACAGCACCAGATCCTAGGGCGTATGTCTCACCGCTGGTCGTTGCCGCAAGACCGGTGCCGGTGCCTCCAGCGCTGCCAACCGTGAGGCCAGTGCCAGCCTCAGCGCCGCCAGCACTCAATCCGTAGCCTGCACCACTAGCAGAGGCAGCAGTCGATCCAGCAGCAGCGCCACCAGCGGCGGCAGACCCGCCAGCCGTTGCACCACCCGCCGCTAGATCGGAAGAGCACACGTCTGAACTCC